TGCCCAGCATCGGCAACGGCAAGGTGTTTACCTTTGAGAAGCGCCCGCAGGGACAACAGGATGCGCCGAAACGGCAGGAAACAGCCAAGGCGGAGCCGGAGATTTACACGGATGCGAACGGGGATGATATTCCGTTTTAGCCATGAAACCAACCTGCAAACACTGCCTGGGCATGAGCGAGATCATCGTCAACGCCGGAACCGGCCTGCGGAAGTCATGCCCGAAGTGTCGCAAGACTGAGAAAACCAATGGACATGAGGTGAAGAAGGAGTAGAATCCGCTCATCCATGACCTTTCCGTTCAGCCCGGGAAGATCAGTCATATCAATTCTCTCCCCCTTTGCCGTAGGCGTTCGCGTCTGCGGGGCTGACATTGGGGGAGATTTTTTTGTTTATGACAGAACTACCAGAGAAAGCGTTAAAGCTGCTGGCCCTCGCGCTAAACGCAGGAGCAGAGCAAGGAGAGTGGGAGGCTGCCGCCATCAAGGCTGTGGCTTGCATGAGGAAAGACGGCGTGCCGGTTAAGTTTTTTGAATCGCAGGTATCTGCGCCAAGGAAAGCCGATCAAGAACGCCGATGGAAGAAGGAACCGGCGGGGTTTGTGATGACCTTTGGCAAATTCAAAGGCACGTCCATCACACACATTCCAGACTGGTATTTCGAATGGTTGGTCGAGCATATCGAGTTGCGCGACCCGCTGAAATCAGCCGTGGAGCGTGAAATTTTGCGCAGAAAGGAGAACACCTGATGAGCTACCAAGCCATTAACCGCATCAAATTTGCACCTGTGACGCCGACTCAAAAGCTGGTTTTGCTGGCTCTGGCGGATTGCCACCATGAAAAAACGGGCAAGTGCAACCCTTCAATCCGCTATCTGATGTCCATGACTGGACTTTCTGACCGGGCAATTCAGCGGTCTATTGCTGAATTATGTAACGCTAATCTTGTTACAATTCAGAGGTTTGTTGGTGCTAAAACGGGCTATCATTTGTCCTCTTTTGAGCATCCAAACCCCCGAACGTCGTTCGCCCCCGAAGCAGGTTCGCCCCCGAACCACGTTCACCCCTCCCCCGAAGGAGGTTCACCCCTCCCCCGAAGGAGGTTCACCCCTCCCCCGACAGAGGTTCGGGGGGCATCTCTAACGAGAAGTAAACAAGAATCTAACCAAGAATCTAACCGGGCGCGGATTTCCGTGAATCCGTCGTTTCCGGTTGAGATGCCGGAGAGCTACAAGCAGCCATTGACGGAGTGGTGGGAATACAAGCGCGAGAAGAAGAAGGGTTACGTTGAATCCGGCTGGCTGAAATTGGTGAATCAGCTTCACCGGACTTATGATGTATGGACAGTTACGGCAGCCGTAAACAAGTCCATGATGAATGGTTGGACTGGACTGTTTCCAGAGAGTGTCACGGAATCAGAGAGGATGGCGGTCATGCCGACTGTTAAGCCTGAGCCGAGTCCGCAAAACGACATCGACCCGTCCGAAGAACTGCGGGTGAAGTTGGAACGGAACATTAAAGCCAGGAAAGAACGCGAAGCCGCCGAGCAGGCCGAACTCTGCGAGGCACCCGAGGACATTCCACCGCATGAAAGGGATTACGTATGGTAGATTTGACTGTTAGCGACATTAGCCAGCGGCTGGCCGATCAGGCGCAAGCCGTGGTGACGACACTTCTACCGGGGGCAAAGCTTCACGGGAACGTCATGGTCTGCGGGAACATTGCCGGTGATCCTGGTGAGAGCCTGAAAATTCACGTTCACGGAACCTATGCCGGGAACTGGAAGGATTGGAGCAACGATGCAGATCACGGTGATTTGCTCGATCTGTGGCGGCTTTCCAAAGGCGTGACGGCAGCCGAGTCAATACGGCAGGCGAAGCAGTTTCTTGGCATCGTGGAGCCTGCGCGTTACAACGAGGCGCGAAGCTACGCCAAGCCGCCGCCGATCAACTCCGCCGAACTGGATGCCGGGGGCGTGGCAATGGCCTATCTGCGCGACAAGCGAGGGCTGCACCGCGACACTCTGGCCGCGTTCAAGGTTGAAGGCTGCAAGGAAAAGGGCGCAATCGTGTTCCCGTCCTACGCTCCCGACGGCCAGCTTGTGAACCGCTCATACCGCACGCTTGGCGAGAAAAAGAAGGTCTGGCAGGACAAGGACTGCGCACCGTCCATGTTCGGATGGCAGGCTTTAAGCCAGGACGCTTACAAGGCAAAGACGGTTCTGCTTGCCGAGGGGCAGATTGACGCGATGACATGGCATCAATGGGGCATCTCGGCGTTGTCGATTCCGAACGGGACCGGCTGCGCGTGGATTGAATACGAGTGGGACAACCTTGCGCCGTTTGACTGCTTCCTGCTGGCTTTCGATCAGGACGAGGCGGGCAAGAAGATCACGAAAACCGTGATTGACCGGCTGGGAAACCATCGGTGTAAGGTGGTTACGATCCCAAAAAAGGACGCCAACGAATGCCTGATGGCAGGATTTACGGCCCAAGATGCCGCCGAATGGGTGGCGCAAGCCGCGATGCCTAGGGTTCGGCGCGTGGTGGCTGCTGGTGAGCTTGAAGGCCGCATGGTGGCTGAAATCCAGCCCAAAGACGAGCCGTTCACGCTGCCCTGGATGGCGAAACGGTGGCCGCACAGCGGTTTTTGGTTTCGTCCTGGTGAGGTCACGCTTTGGGGCGGCTTTACCGGCGCTGGCAAGTCGACGATGCTCAACTTCCTAAAGGCTCAAATCCTGGCCGAACAGACCCCGATTTTCGAGGCATCGCTTGAAATGCGGGTTGAAACGACCCTGCGTAAGATGGCAACGATGTTCAACGGGCCACACCTGAACGAGGAAATCATCACGCGGTTTGTGCGCGGCGTGGGCGATTACCTGATTTTTGCGGATGTGGTCGGCTCGATGAAGCGTGCCGAACTGATGGAAATGCTTTGGTATGCCTTCCGGCGCTACGGTTGCCGCCACTTCATCATCGACTCGCTGATGCGAATTGAGGAACTGGAAGAGGATTACCCGGCCCAGGGCGATTTCTGCAACAAGCTTCAAGATTTAGCCAAGCAGACCCAGGTGCATCTTCACCTCGTTTGCCACCTTGCGAAGCCGTCGCAGCAGATGGAGCGCCCCAGCATGTATGCAATCAAGGGATCAAGTCTGCTTGTGAACAACGCTGATAATGTGCTTTTGGTTTGTCGGAATCCCGAAAAGGAGAAGCTGCGCAAGTCGGAAAAGCTTACAAATGAACAAGATGCAACGATGCACGACACTGAAATCATCGTGGAAAAGCAGCGGGAAACCGGCTGGACTGGCATGTTCAAGCTCAAATTTGACCCGATTCGATACACTTACAAAGCGTTATGAATGAACAAACTGAGAAGAAATTAGAGGCCATTTTCGCCCACTGCCGCGCCGTCCAGGCCGGAGAACGGCGCCCGATGCCGCCCAGGCAGGCGCAGGAACAGGTAAGGCTGTTTTTGGGCTTGAAATCTCCGCGAGGGCGTGGGAAGCATTGACGCCATGCCAGTCCTTGAAAATCCAAAGTGGGAAAACTTCGCCCAGGCCGTCGCCCTTGGGATGAGTGCCACCGAGGCTTACAAGCAGCATGTCAGCCGTGGCAAATGCGCAGACCGGACGGCAGAAGTCGAAAGCTGCAAAATGACAAAATCCCCTGAGATTTCCCTGAGAATATCAGAATTACGAGAAAAGGTTGCGGCCAAGGTTGAGTCCAAGTTCAACATGACCAAAGACAAATGGCTGGATGAACTGGCCGCCATCGCCGCAGAAGCGCGACAAACCGGCGACTTCTCCGCCGCATCCGGCGCTCTTGCTCACATCGGCAAGGCATCGGCTTATTTCGAGCCTGAGCGTCACAAACTGGAAATCGAGGTCATCATTGGTGGCAACGCAGAAAGTCAGAATCAAGATTGAGCCACGGAAGCAGTTCCGCGAGTTCATCGAGTCCGGTAAACGCTGGGCTGTGCTGGTTGCCCATCGACGCGCAGGCAAAACGGTTGCCGTGGTGCAAAAGCTCATTCGCTGCGCTCTGACGCACAAAAGAAACGGCCCGCCGCTGCGTTACGCTTACATCGCGCCGACGCGGGATCAGGCCAAGGACATCGCATGGGCCTACCTCAAGGACTACTGCGAGAAAATCCCGGCCACGACGATCAACGAGAGTGAGCTGAAGATTACGTTGTTCAACCGGGCGGTCATCCGGCTTTACTCTGGCGAGAACTATGAGCGCATGCGTGGTCTTTACTTTGACGGCATCGTGAGTGACGAGGATGCCGACATACCTCCTGCCGCCTTTGATTACGTCATTCTGCCTTGCTTACTCGATTACAACGGCTGGCATACGCGCATCGGCACGCCGAAGGGGCGCAACGCCTTTTACAAGGCATACACGCAGGCGCTGACCGATCCCAATTCATACACGCTGATGCTAAAGGCGTCTGAGTCTGGCATCCTGCCGCCGGAAGCGCTGAAAGCCATCCGCGAGAAAACGACGGCGGACAGCTACGCGCAGGAAATGGAATGCGACTTCAATGTGGGGCGTCCTGGTGCCATTTACGCCCGTCTTGTGGAGGCGGCATACAGGGAACAGCGCATCTGCAAGCTGCCTGTGGCTGATTCGCTGGTGCATACGTCCTGGGACTTGGGCAGCCCGACGAACACAAGCGTCTGGTATTGGCAGATCGTGGGGCGCGAGATCCGCATGATCGACTGTGACGTGGGATTGATCGACGGCGTGGAGACGATCACGCAACGCGCCTCCTGGATGATGAAAAAAGGCTATGCGTTCGGGAAACACTTTCTGCCCCATGACGCAGCACAGACCGAGCGCGGCGGGTCATCGTTTGAGCGGGAACTGCGAGCGGCAGGGTTTGCAAACGTCGTGGTGCTGAAACGGTGCGTCGACATCTGGACGGGCATCAACGGATTGAAAGGGCTGTTTCCGTCGCTCGTATTCCATGCCGAGCGGTGCGCGAAAGGCATCGAGGCGCTGGAAGCCTACCATACGCGGGAGGTGGACATCGGCAGGCTAATCAACTCTGAGCCGGTGCACGATTGGTCAAGCCACACGGCTGACGCCGCCCGTTATATGGCCGAAGCCATTCAGCAGGGGCATGTGAAGGTCGGCGCGACAATGACACGATCTATGGAGGACATGGATTTCACGCATGGATTTGAAGGACGAAGGCGAACTCTCACCCAGGACACCGGAGGAATGTAACCATGAAAGCCCTTCACGAAGCCATCATCACCGCCAATCGGTGCGGCATCGCCAATTTCGAGGACATGCTGCGCGACCACCTGACGGATGGTTACGTCATCTGCACGCCCGATACGTTCATCTGCGCGACGGACACCTGGCGCGACTTTGGCGAGGCTCACGCCCAGCTTGGTTTTTTCGTCACCCTGGCCGTTGGTGACATCGCGGAATTGTGCCGACTCGACCCGAATCCCGGCCTGCGGAAGTGGATCGGCTATGTCCGGCACGAAGGCCAGGAGGTGAAATGGGTGGACTACCAGCGCCTGCGAAAGAAGATTCTCCGCTTGCCAGATTCTCAAAAATGAGAATAATCGGCAAATCATGGGAGGATCAGCAAAGAAACCTAAGGCTCCACCGCCTGCACCTGCACCCGTCCGCGCCGACTCCGCCGAGGGTGAACAGGCGCAAGTCGCCGCATCCCGCCGCCAGGGTCTGCGCAAGACCATCAACCCCGACAGCCCGCTTGCGCCTGATGTGGCCCTTGGCAGCCTTGGCAAACTCGGTGTCGGCGCTTTGGAAGGCACGATGGTCAACACCAGCAAGCAAGGCAATGATGCACTCGGAAGCATGCCGTGGATTCACAAGCGCATGATCGTAGAAAGCAAAAAATCGTAGCCATGGACACCGAAGGCACCGAACAGACAGCCAAGTATCTCAAGGATTACGAGAAGCTGAAGGATCAGCGCGTGACCTGGGACACTTGCTGGCAGGAGATCAGCGAGCACATCTTCCCGCGCAAGGCCGGTATCACGCAGAAGGACTACACGCCGAACAACCAGCGCGACGCCCGGGTTTATGACATCACGGCCATGGATTCGCTGGAACGCGCCGTTGCCGGTTACATGTCCTGGACGACGCCTAAAAGCACGCCATGGTTTGCGTTCTCGCCTGTTCGACAGCTTGCCAATTCGGAGGCCACGAAGAACTGGCTGGCCGAGTGTTCACGCGTCGGCGCTGAATACATCGCGGGCTCAAACTACTACGCCCAGCGGCATGAATACCTGTTCGATCTTTGGGGACTCGGCACCGCCTGCATGTTCATCACGGTGGACGATCGAGGCCAGACACGTTTTGAGAAACTCCGCCCGGGCAGCTATGTCTTTCAGCTCAATCAGCACGGCATGGCGAACTGTCTAATGCGCGAGTTTGAGCTTACGCACGAGCAGGCCGAGGAAAAGTTTGGCGAGGACAACCTGCCCAAAAACGTGCGTGAGTGCGAGGACATCACCAAAAAGTTCACCTTCATTCACGTCGTGAAAGAGCGTGATGGCGCGCCCATGGACGGCACCGGCTTTACGGTTGCCCAGCGAAAGAAGTTCGGGTCTTACTACATCGAGCAGCACTCAAAAAAGCTCGTGCAGGAGGGCGGGTTTGACTCGTTCCCGTTCACGGTTGGACGCTTCCTGACGTGGGAAGGCATCGACCCGCAGATGGGCGGGAATTGGGGCTACGGTCCCGGCTTCTCCGTCCTGCCTGAGTCTCGCCAGATGAACTTCATGGCGAAGATGCTGGATGTCAGCATTGAAAAGACGGTGTTTCCACCGCTGATGGTGCCGGACACCTACGAGGGCACGCTCAAGACATCCGCCCGGGCAATCAACCCTTACCCGTCCGGAATGGGGCCTGAGGCTATCGCGCCACTGAATATCGTCGGAAACCTCGAATGGGGCATGGAGCGCATGAAGCAAAGGGCGGCGGTTATCAAGTCCCGCTTCCACCTCGACATGTTTCAGATGTTTGCCATGAATGCGGCGAACAACCGCGAGATGACGGCTTTCGAGGCTTCACAGCTTGCCAGCGAGAAGCTTGAGGCGATCAGTCCGGCCTTTGACCGTGATTCCACGGATCACACGCAGCCGATGATGATTCGCCTGTTCGGTCTTTGGGCTGAGATGGGGATGCTTCCACCGCCGCCTGAGGAGGCCATTGTCCAGGTTGCGCCCGGGATGGTCCAGACGCCAGACCCGCAGGTTTCCATGAAGGGCCGTCTTGCCCTTGCCTTGGATGCTATCAGCCTGCGCTCTGCCGACGCCCAGGTGCAAAAGGTGCTGGCTATCGCGCCAGCGGTGCCTGACATCGTGGATACGATCAACTTTGACTTCTATGCCACCGAGGGCGCTCGTCTCATGGGCTGCGACCCGAAACTGCTACGATCACCCGAGGAAGTGGCGCAAATGCGGCAGGCGCGGGCTGAGGCTCAACAGCAGGCCGCGATGGCTCAAATGCTCAAGGATGGCAGCCAAGCCGTTAAAAACGCTGGCGGAATGGACAAAGTGCGCGAGCTTATTGGAGCATGATTCAACTTCACGAACTGCTTGTGCCGCTGACCGATGAGGAGCGCGGCAGGATTCCGGCCATTATTTCAACCCTGTTCAAGCAGGATAATTTTCAGGTTTTATTCCGCTGGATGAATGGCGTTTCGGGCGGGATTGCCTCGACATCATGGCCGTCGCTCAAGGATGAGGATTCCCTGAAATGCGCCTTTAACGAGGGGCAGAAGTCCATCCCTCGGGACATCTACCGGCATCTGCTGGCGTCAATGGAGCTTGTCAAAGAGCCTGCAACCGTGCAGGATACCACAGCGCCGGAAGCGCCCAAGAGGCGCGGACGGCCACGGAAACAAGTTACCGAACCTGAGAACTGATTATGCCACTCAAGCCAGGAAAATCCTCGAAAGCCGTTTCATCTAATATTAGCAAGCTTGTCAACGAAGGCATGTCGCAAAAACAGGCCATCGCTATTGCCCTGAGCAATGCAGGCAAATCCAAGAAGAAATAACATGCACACCATTTATTGCACAGGCATTGCTACAGATGGAAAACCGCTTTTGGGCGGTATCTGGAAAATGTATGCTGAACGTGGAATACCGTTGGAGATTTCCCACATGGAGGCCGAAGAACGCGGATGTCATGTTGATTGGATGGAGGCTATAGCTGACGCATCTTTGAGCGCTGACGCGCCACGACTGATCCGGGAGCTTGAGCAATTTATGGGCCCTGCAATCTATGGCATTAAAACCAGGTTCATTCAGGCCATGCGTGCATTTAGCGAATTTGGAACTGCGAAAGATGACCTGCGCACATATCAGAATATCCTCACCCACAAACGCCAAAACGCTATTCAATTATGATCGAAATCATCG